GACCAACTTGTCTTCAAAGCCTTTTGCAACCATGTCCATAGCTGCCTTGGTCAAAGCGTCATTGACTTCCTCCGGTGTTGTTAGGTTGCCAATAGTCTTGGAGTACATCTTGACATCTTGGTCAGTCAGAACTCCAACCTCGCCAAATACTCCTCGGGCCAAGCCGGGTATGATCTTTGTGATCTGTGCCTCGATCTCTCGGGCTTTGTCATCTAATCCGAATCCAGCCTTGTACTTCCTCCACACTCCCGCAATCGGGCCGGTAGTCTGACCTTCAAGCTTTTCTTTAAGTTCAGCTATTCTGTCAGATGTGAACTTGAACTGACCAAGGCTTTTTTGTTGATCTGCTCCGGGCTTTTCATGCCAAACAGATGATGCCTCGATGATGTCTTCGTTTTTGCCTCCCTGCTTGATTGTGTCAAAGTAGTCATTGCGGAATATGATGTACCTCTCTCTCAAGCCAGGCGACAGACTGCTTGGGTTTGAGCCAAAGAATCTCTCCATGCCTCCACCGCCAAACTCGATGTCCTTCAGTTGACGCTGCCTCTGTGCCTCGACCTTGTCATTGTCGAGGCGCATCTTGTTTGTGTCCTCTCCGGTGACGTTGCCTTCATCGTCTTTGACAACTGGGCGAGGCATTCCTGGGTTGTTGATATCCCAAGTCAGACCGATGTTGGCTATCTTCCGTTGCTGATCGCGGAATATCGGCAGACTCTCCTTCTCCTCGAACGTCTTCTTGAAAGCTTCATATCTCTTGAACGTAGCCGGGTCTCTGCTGATCTCAGGCTCAACCGTTGCAAGTATGTTCAGGTAGGTCTCTCTGTCCTGTGGTTGCTTAAAGTCCAACTCTCCTGCACCAAGATAGTCCACCAACTTACCAAACGCATTTGTGGCAGAAACCTCGTCCTCGACCAGTTGCTTCCTTCTCTCCTGCTGGTACTTGAACTCTGTCCGCGCCATGTCCAAACGCTTCCGCGCCATCGCGTTCCTGACGGCACTGTCGTAGATGGCTTGCCCTGCTCTTAGTCCACTCGCAAATGCTGATCCTGCGCTCATGCTATTTTTCTCCTCATCCAGCTACGGATGACGTTCTTCAGCTTTGGCTTGTTGCTGATAAACTCAGCCACAACCTCACTGTAGCGATTGTACAACTTGCGGAACCAGGCAGGTGCTTTCAGTTCTTTCCACTCGAAGAACATCACCCACTCTGGATTGTCGCTACCAAATACTTCTCTGGCAACGTGGCAAGTTGGATTCGGATTCATAGCTTTCCCGGCGAAATGCCCTCCTACCGCTTGGCCACCAATGCCTGCTGCCATGCCTAACAACTGCATACCTATCGGTTGCTGCTGTGCCGCATAGTTCATCTGCTGGTTGTAGGTGTTCATCGCGAACTGCTGACCCTGGGCACCTGCGTTGGGGTTCAGCGTTAATCCTGACTGAATGCCTACCGGGTTGAACGGTGATGCTCCTCCCTGCGCTCCGCTGATCTGGCCAAACTGACTGACCGGAGTTGTGCCGCTCAGGAACGATGCAGCATTCGCCAGGCGTTGTTGCCTCATGCGGAATCCTGCGTCTCCGACTGCCATAGCCTCAGCGGCAGCAGGTGCCGATCCGTAGATGTTACCTCGGGCTGCCTGTGCTGCCCTCTCCTGCTGCTCAACCTGGTTCCTCATCTCCGGTGAGAGTTGCGATCCTAGTGCTAAATCTTCTTTGGCTGCCTCACCCAGCATCTGCCTAACCTCGTAGCCTGTCGGATCGGCTGCCTTCAGTTCCTCCATGCGTTGCTGAATAAACTCTTTTCCATACTTCTTCTGAACATCAAGCATCGTGGCAGCCATCTTGTCTGCTGACTCCCTGGCAAACTCCAGGTCTGCTCGGGTGGAATCTGCGTCACTGAAACCAGAGAAGTCATAAGTCACCTTCTCCTCTCCCGTCTTGTTGCCCGAGGCATCAAAGCTCGGAACCACAAGATCGATCTTCTTGCCAAACTTTGCTGCGTTAGCAATCAGCTTCCTGATGCCTAAAGTCTTAGCGTCAGCCCAGACTCCTGCCTCGTTGGCACCTGCTACATTTGGTGGATCAGGTGCGTCTCCAGAATCGAACCAACCGCCCATCTAAAATTCCTCCTTCAAGAATAGTTCTCGTATCTTCAAACTGTTGTTTCTCATGTTCTCGTATCCTCCAGTCAGATAACTCACCAAGATGAAGATATCTGCCGTTTGCTCGCATATGACATGTGCATGTAGTTGCTTAGGTTTCTCCTCGGACTTCTTCCACTCATTGCTGTCTCGCCATGCGTTCAGCACGGTGAGGTGGTGAGGCAATAACGCAGAAGAATGTGCGTGAAAAAATTTGTTAGCAGGCAGGTCAACCAGAAGCGTCTGTGCGAGTTGGTAGGTCTTCTCCTCAGCCCAGTCACCAATCTCGTCAAACAGGTCATCTATCAACCTGGTGGCCTTGATCCAAAGACGCATGTAGTCATACGCATCGTTGTCACCTAGCGATGCTGCACCAAACACCTGCTGCAAAACTTCCGGTGAGGGACTTGGCGACTTCAGCTTCATGATTCCACCCCCACACTATTTAAAAAGCCTCCTGCGTGGACTGAGCGCAGTGCCAAGTACTTACTGTCTGCTCCTGCTGTGCCGCTTTGCTGAAACTTAAACTGCAACTCGCGGAACTCTGGGTACTGTGTCATCGAGTACCTAAATCTGTTCAGCTTCCCGCTGCCAAGCGTAGACGGCAGTGTGAAACTTAGCCTCAGTTCTCCTGTGCCAGTATCAAGCTCATCTGCCAGGTTGTCGGTCTGCTCTGCTCCATCAAGAATGACTCCGATGTCGATCACAGCGTTGCTGCGGTCAAACTCAAACTCGGCAAACTCACCATCCTTCGTGGTGACCTGCTCGTTAAAAGTAAATGCGCGGGTGACTGCCTGCCACCCGGTGTCAACGAATGTTGTGGTGGTCTTGTCTTGGAAGTCTGTGTCCACCAGGTTGATGTCCTCGATAAAATCGCGGAACTGTAGCGGGTTGCCTACTTTGTCCAGGCTAATGAGGTAGGGCTTGCCTCCGCTGAACTGTGTCACCACAAACTGATACGGATTTATCGTACTTGTCGGGGTGCCGCTTGCTTCCTCCACAGTGCCTTGCCAAACACCTGTCCAACTCTGCGTGTTAGTGTTGTAGCAGAGTGTGGTGTTGTTGACTGTGCTGGTGCCGGTTGGCACCGATAGCAGGTAGCGGTTGTTCCAGAAGATTGATGTGGCATTCTCGACTGCTGCCCAGTTGATCTCATCGATGACATCTTGGATCGGGTAGCTGATGACTCCAACGTCACTCGCCACCATGTTCTCCTCCATCGTGCGTCTGATTGACCTGACTCCTGTGCGCGATAAGAAGAACAAGTCTTCACCTACCTGGGCTATCGAACCGTGAGCCACACAACCTGTGGAGGCTGAGATTGTTCTGATTGTGAAGTCTGCGGTGAGAGTAGCAGAAATTGACTTAGGCGCGGTATCAACAACGTAGCAACTGTTTTTGCAGAAGATGACGATGTTGAAACCTACCCAACTAGCCATGCCGGTAACCGGGTCACCCAGTCCAACCTTAAACGGCACGTTAGTGCCCGTGTTAAATATATCTGTAGTGCCTGTTACTGCTACGTTTGGCAGAAAGTCGGAGACATAGATTTGGTCATCGCTGGGCTGGTAGACAAAAAGCCTGTGATTGTTATTGATCAGGTACTTGGTGTTTGTCGGACTTGTTCCACCTGCCTCTTTGACAACATAAGTTGAGCCAGAACTATCCCAAGTTACCTGCCCTATCTTGTTGTTGCCGCTGTGGTTTGTGTAGTAAAGTTTATTGGCAACCTGAGCAGTGTAGACTCTGTTTGAAGCGTGGTTGACTTTTGTTCCGGCCAACCCAGTCGTGGAAATTGCTCCACTGCTGTTTATGGCAAAAATCTTTGCGTCTACAAAAGCAACCAACGCCTCCTTCGCGTCAGTGTCAAAATAAGCTATGCCTTGGACGTTTGTGTCCCC